TGTTCACAAACCTTTTCATGTCTGTCTAAAGAGTTAGCTACCTGTTCAACAGTTGGCTTTTTAGTCGATTGTCTTGGTTTCGCTGTCGCTTTCTTTCTGGGCATTTCCTATACCTCTAAGGCTTTCTAATAAAGACTTTGATTTGAGATCAACCAATTGCTTTTTATCTGCAAATTCTCTTGCCATTGGTTCAATCTCTACACATCTTTGTTGCAAGGCTAAAAGATCATCAAACAAACTTCTTTGTTCATCGGTCATATCTTCTTTGTTGTATTCTTCAACCTCACCATTATCGTTTCTAAATTGTATGTCTGACATATTATTCTCCTATTGTTTTTGTTTCTTGTGTTGGTGTTACTAATTCAGCTATTTGATTGCTTAAATTAGATTTTAATTCTGTAACTTTATCTTCACCCATAGATTCTTCAATCCACCCTTGTACGATACTTTCAGTCAAGTCTGAAAAAGCAGTAAAGTCTGATAAGTCTGAAGTGTCTAATAATTGTGTACCATATACTGTTGCAGTTGCAGCTATATCATTATCCAACATATCTTTTACAGTATTAGTATCATCTTCTGCATTTAATCTCCAATGGACATTGAAAACAGTATCTTCATTGCCATCAATGGTTTTTACATCTACAGTTTTGCAACTCCAAGTATAATTTATTGCCATATTATTCCTCTAATGTTTTTACTCTTGCTTCTAATTCTTGGATAGCTTTTACAAGTGCAGGTATTAAACCACTATACCCAAATGATTTAGCATCTTCAATTTCATCATTAAATTTGTAAGTATCTACAAATTCTTCAAAACCAGCTTCTTCGCATTCTTGTGCAATAAATCCTGTAATGTCTTTTTTATTGCTTCCTTCTATAGCCTTCCAATCAAACCTAACAGGCTTTAATTTAAGTATGTCATTTAAGCCTTTGTCTAATTCTCTAACATTTTCTTTAAGTCTGCCATCAGATAACGATGAAATTGATGTGCTGGTTGCAAAAACTGTTCCTTGATAGTTGACTTTGAATCTAGTAACACTATTTGTTGTGTCATACACTAAATAAGTATCTGTAGTTGCATATTCTCCACCACAAGCTACTTCAGCAAAATCATTACTGCTTATTGTTCTGTTTCTTAAAGATGTAACTCCTGTTGCAAAAGCTGAAGTACCTCCTTGTAAAAAATCACCACCCTTTATATAAGAACTACTATGAGTACTAAGAAAAATATCTATGTTTTGAGAAGCATCAAAAATACTCATTTGTCCACTACCTGATATTTCTGCTACTGCCCATAAGTCATTGTAATCAGATGTTGTGGTACTACTTGCTAATACTCTTAACGGTGTTGATGTGGCACCGCTCGATTTTATATCTACTAATGCAGCTGGTGCTGTAAAATTAAATCCAAGTTTTCCCGTACCATCAATTCTTGCTCTTTCTGTTCCAGCAGTCTGAAAAGTCATAGCTGAAGAGTCTTGATTTATAATTTTGAAAAGACCGCCACCACCTACTTTTTCTAAATAAGCATAAGCACCATCAGATGTTGTACCAAAATTTCCGCCATCTGCATCTAAAAAGAGATTTACTAATCTACTACCCGCTGTTGAATTACCTACAAGGTGAAAACCAGCACCAGCGTTGTGATTTGAAGTAGATTCTTGTGTTCTTGTATGTAAAATAGTTCCAGGTGCTGTGCCAATACCAACTTTTAAATTTTCATCAATTATGATTGCTGGTGTTGTACCAACAGTTGAGCCTTTACCAATAATTAAATCATCAGCAGAATCATCTAAGCCAATATAAAAATCTTGTGCATTTCCATCAAATATTAATGCTGTATCTTCTGCACCACCATCACCAATAGTAATTTTTGGCGTTGTTCCTTTTAAGACTAAATGACTATTGGTAAGAGTCATTACATCAGTAGCACCAACTCTGAAATCTATTTGATCATCTGAATCTGCTGTAATAGATGTATCAGCATCAGCATCTAAAATTACTTCACCACCATTTACATCTAAAGTTCCTGTAGTGCTCAAATTACCATTTACTGTTAAAGCACCTGATGTTGAATTATCTGCGGTGATTGATAAAGGCAAAGTAATCCATGCATTGTTTGCAGAATTTCTAAGCTTCAATACATTAGCAGATGTGTCAATCCACCATTCATAAGCAAATGTTGTTGAAGGTGCAGATGATCCTGAGTTATTAGATACAATAGCATCTAAAGCATTATTTAAGTCTGCTCTAAAGTTTGCACCTGATTGGTTAGCTATATCGTAATCATGTTGTGGACACATATCAAAAACCTCTTGCTATATAGTCAAATGTTCTAGCGACAATTGTACCACTACTGTTCTTGAAAGTAATTGTAAAACCTGTGCTAGACACACTTGTTATTTCATAAAAATCTCCACTTGCCATATTCTGTGCAGTAACAGCAATTTTTGGAGTAACTAAAAATCCTTCGCCGAAAGTAACACCTAAAGCACTTGTACTTGATGTTAATTGTTGCGTATCTATTTTTTGGAATGCTTCTAAAGTTGCAGACAAAGATGATATATAAACTTGGTGAGTTACATCACCTGATGTTACTAACAATCTAAATTTAAAAGCACGACCATGGTAATTACCGATTCTAAAGTTTTGAAAATCTGTAAATGTTGGTGAGCCACTAGGATCGTCATTGGTTGTTGCTACTTGCAACTGTACTTCAACATCATCATAAGTATTTAAATCAATAGATTCGTAATCATCAATATTTCCTGAACGAGTATCTATAAAGTCTGATGTTGAATTAGTGGTAAAAGCAAAGGCAGAACTTAGCCTGTAAGATTGTGCTGATATACCTGTATCTATAATATTTGCAAAATCATAAGTACCTGATAAATCTACACCACCAGCGGCATCAATCAAACCAACTTCATCAATCAATCCCAATGAATCAAACAAAGTATCTGCTTCTAATTTCAAGGTATTATCGTCAGTTACTATCATATTTGATTTTGTTCCTGAAAAAGATGGATTCTCTGTTCTAGTTAAAAATACCTGTGATTGAAACAAATCAGGTGTAACTGTGTTTACTACTGTTGTCGCATTGGTAGATTTAACACCTGTAGAATCAACCGCTTTTATCAAATAAGTACCAACCAATAATGGTACTTCTGCTTGATTTGATATACCTGATACAGCTTCACCTACTTGTGTTGATTGCGCCCAAACTGCACCTGATGTTAATGAGTTATGTCTTATCTCATAAAAACCACCTATCTTCACGTCTAAATCTGTAGTAGGTGTCCAACTTAAAGTAGCAGTATTAGAATCTGCCCTTAGAAATAAATTACTTACGTCTGAAGGTACTGCGGTTAAGCCATAGATTCTTTGTGTGGTAGATGAAAATTCTGATGCCACACCAACAGTATTGACTGCTCTTACTCTAAATTCATACAACGCTGGTTCAATATCAAAGAATTCAAAATTAGTTCCTTGTGATGTTCCAGCACCTTGAAAAGATGCTTCTGTAGATTTTTTAAATTCAACATCATAATGATCTATGGTAACTCCTAAAGATTCCCAATCTGTATTGACTGAAGTACCAAAAGTTAATATCGCTTTTGCTTTTACACCTGAACCTTGTGTGGTAGTGAATAATTCTTCTGTTACAAAATTTATTGCTGGTGTATTTACTGCTGGTAAAGTAGAAAAATTTTTTACTTCAAATATCTCTGTAGCAAAATCAGAATAAACTCCTAGTCTGTTTTTTGCTCTTACAGCTACAAAGTATTGGCCTTCTTCTAATTTATCAATGGTAAAACTTTCAGTAACACTTCTACCTTCAAAATCATAACTAGGTTTATTCGCAAAGCGAACTGAGTTTAATCTGTTAATTCCTATTTCATAAGATTCAACAGAAGATTTATTTGGTTGAGTCCAATTGATAGTAACTCTATTAAACAATGTTGGCGGGATTGCTATCAATTCCTCTGATGGTGTAGATATAGTTGGTTTATCTACAAACGAGAAATTAGGTAAGCTGGTATTAGGAGAAGTATCTTCTGCTTGAATCAACCCAAAATCATAAACGTCATCGTCATATTCTCTTGCAGTAATATCCACTTCGTCGTTATTTTTTATAGCAAGTTTCATTATTTTAAACTTCTTTCCTTGATTAGAATTTAATGTATTCCAACCTAAAGATTCTAATGAAATAAAAACTACATCTCCTATTTCTGCTCTAAGTCCAACAATGGTTGATGTAAATTTAAAGACCAATGATTGCCTTGATTGTTTCATGTTGATTGTCGAAATCATCTGCGCCCTTTCCATTTGATCTGTAAAAGGTAGTACAATTGCTCTTTCAAGACTTAAACCATTATCTTCTGTTTTGAATGTGCTACTTTCTACAATAGCAAAATCACCTTGCATATCACGACTTCTGTTAAAGAAGTTTGCTCTTACTTTATTGGCTTTATATTCTTTACCACCTAAAGACAATTCAAAAGCACCAACAATATTATCTTCGTCAAAAGTTTGAACTGCTGTACCTGTATCATCAATCAATAATTTATATTTACCACCTGTAAATATTAAAGAACCTCGACAAGATGTAAGAAGTTTTTCAATATTATCTAAGGCTTTGTTATTGGTATTTAATATGCCATTACAGGTATATTTTTTTTGTGTTGTGCCACCTACTGTAACTTCGGTATCACAAATATTTCTTGCAGTAGTAAATGATGTTGAATCTATTTGTGAACTTGGTATTGATCTGCCATAAATTGTATTGGTTAGATAATCTTCAATGCAATCTGCTGGATTATCACTAAAAATTTTATAATCAGTACCACCTGATGTTGATGTTCTGGTTTTCTTACCAATAACATCAAAATTTACTTGTGGTATTCCTGTATTACCAAATACTTCAGGTTCAAACTTGAATCTGACAATTGCATACGCAACACCTTGTAATCTATCTGAAGATGTCCAAGCACCATTTGTCTCTGAGATTAAATCTTGATCTGCTGTTTGTGTTGTTGTGCCATTGTATATTTCATATTTAACTATGCCTTCATACTTTGGTTTATGAATATTTTCAGTAGGAAAGTGAGTTATATTTCCACCTTCGCCTTCATTGATAATTATATCTGTTAAAGAAGTATCATATAAATCAGGTGTAGTATTCACTTCATCATTGTTTAGATAAACTTGGCTGACTCCTTGTATCTCACCTTCTGCAATTGCATAAACCACATGTAAAAATTCATTGTTATCGCCTGATACATGATAAAAAATTGGTGTACCACCTACTCTTCTTTGGCCATAAATAACAGGCAAAGGATTGGTTGAACCTTGTTGATTCGCTAAAGCTGAACGTGCTTGTGCAGACATATTATCAGGGAAGTCCATGCTCATAGCACCTAATAATTGACTTCCAGCGTAAGCACCAACTACAACAACAGCTACACCAATTGCAATAGCTGTAGCACCAGCAACTGCAACAGTACCAGCAGTAAGACCTGCAACAAAACCTGCACCAATCTTAGCAAAAACAGGTGCTAATGCTGGTAAAGCAAAAATACTACCTGTAAAAAATAAAGCTGTTATAAATAATACTATGTTTCTAATCTTCATTACTAAATCTATATGCAGAATCAAAATCGTTAAAATCAGATATTGGCAAAATTGCTGTACCTATTTGTTCATCTACAGATGCCATTTTACTACCAATACAAATATGACATGAATCCCAATTTTCATTGTGTTTTACCAATATGTCACCAAATATAGCCTTACTTGGATGATATTCTTTCATTCCTAATTCCAAGCATCTCCCTGATATTCTTTGAGCAAATTCTTTTTGAAATTTGATTGCACCTTTTTTTGTAGAATATTTTTGATAAATTATTTTTAATAAGTCTGTACCTAGTACCTTATCAAAGTATTCAACAATAAATGTATTGCAATCATTAGTACCCCAAGCAAAAGGTTCGTTCAATTTTGATTCAATGTAATTATTTGCTTTTAATTTATCTATCATCGTATTTCTGTTGGTAGATTTATTCTGCTTCCTGATGAACCATAATTAACTGTTGATGTAGCTTTTACAGGTCTTTCCAAAACACTATCACCACCACCACCAAATTCTGAAGCTGTAGCACTTGAAGATAAAGTTATAGTGAAATAGTCTGTGTTGGAAGCATCAACTACAGTATGTGATTTATTTAACAAACTTCTATCCAAGCCACCAACATCATCCAAACCTTCTAAGGTAATTGTGTCACTGTTTGCCAAACCATGACTTCGATAATGTACCTTTACAGTTGCAGAAGAAGATGTGGTTTCTATCGGATTGGTTCTAATAATTTTTCCATCTAAACGAACTGCATCACTGCCACCTCTTGCGGTGCTTGTTGCTGTTGTTGAAACAACAACAGTAACTGTGTTTTCTGTGATAGCTGTAACAGTATGTGCCTTGTTTATATCTGAAGCTGGTACACCACCAACTGCTGTAGCACCTGAGATTGTGATTGAATCGCTGACAGCAATATTATGTTCTGCAAAATCTATCACCAATGATGTTGAGCCTGATGTGGTTTTTAAAGCATTGGCTAAAACAATATTTTTTTGTGTTACTGCAACTGTAAGTGTATCTGTAGTTCTTGCAGTTATTTTTTGATCTAACTCAAGGACTCTACTTGCTATGCCACCAACAGATGTTGTTTCTAAATTAAAAGAAACTGCTTCATCAACTTTGGCAAAGTTATCCGCATTAACTATTATTGAATTAGAGCCTGATGTCGTTTGTATCAATACAGGTGCAACCAATTCATCATCAACTGTTATTTCACTACCACCAAACTTTCCTGATTTTACAGATGTTACTGTGTTTGGTACTGCAATCGTAAAACCAAAGCCATCTGAATCTATTGAAGTGATTGCATGAGTCCCAGCACCTTCTGAAAAATTAATTGCAGAACTTAAAATAAATTCACCATCATCAAATGTTTTGGATTCAAAACCATTTATTTTTACTTGTTGTCCTACAGAAAAATTTGACGTACTTCTGTTTGCATAATTGATGTGTATTCTTACCGATCCTGATTGCAAACTGAATGATGGATTAGTTGGTCTTATCTCTCTAAAAATACTTTTTTGCGCTGGTGAAGTATTATTGATTGGAGATGTGGAAGAACCTTGTGTTGATACACTAGAACTGCCACCGCCTGATGCAGTAGCACCTGTAGTCATTCCCCAATTCAATTCTTTAACTACAACTGAACTAAATCTAAAGCCTGTATCACCAGCAAAGAAACTTTGTTGTGATTCATTATTTGTAAATCTTGTATTGATTCTGTCAAAGTCCACAAATAATGAACTCGCTTGTACTGCTACTGTGCTTGTTCCAGCTTCTACATCTTCTTTGATTACAGGATTATTTAATCTGCCATCAAATATTAATAAAGGATCAGAAACCAAAGCATCGTTACTATCTAAAAATGCTTTGTAAATTTGTACTGTTCTATCTAAGTAACCACCTGATAAAAATAAATTTATGTATGTAGTATCAACACCTGATAAAGAAATACTTATGGTTTCAATATTAGCTTCATTAGTTTCAACAATATCGGAAAAAGCTAAAAAACTTCCTGTTGGTGTATAGGTATCAGAATCATAGGTTACAGGAATATAAGCATCAGATAAAAAATAACTGACATCATCGAAAGATAATTTTACTAAATGAAAAGGCTTGTTTGCAGATTTAACAATCTCTGTTTGAAATGCACCTGTACTTCCTCTGTCCATCTCATTAAAACACTTCTACTAAATTCATACTAAAGCCAAATAGGGCAGAAGTATCAGTAGCAAATTGAGTAATATCTTCGGTAAAAGAAACTGTAAAAGGCACTGATGCAAAAGTTATAGTTTCATCATTTGCAACTGCATTTAAAAGATTTGGTGCAAAATTTAAAGTGGCATGACTTGTACCATCCGCATCCATGTCAGCAGTAGCCATATACACTTTTGAATGACCACTAAATTTAAAAAAATCACCAGCTTTTATAATGCCTGATTCTGAAGCTGTAAGGCCATCTATAGTCGCTGAATTTGCACCAACCGACACCGCACCATCAACTACAGGAGATTCGCTTGTATCACCTTGAGATGTGCTTACAACAGGTGGAACATAAGTAAAGGTTTCAAACTGACCTTGTTGTTTCATAGCAAAAGCGTAAATAGGTGCAAACTCTGACCTTGTCATAGGTGGAAACTCCACTTCTAATGACCATCTTTGACCACCTCTTCTTCTGACTTGTCTTTTTAAATTTTGTGTAACAGAAATCAAAGTAGGTTCAATAGATTTTATATTGACCGCACTTGCTGATGGTGATGTTGGGAAACTACCACTCATGTTACAAAACCTCTTCTACCTCGTTTATTAAATTCAGTTTCTATTATGGCAGATATTGTAGGTGCATTTTCTGTAATTGCTTGAAGTGTATCTCTTGAATCAAAGGCTTGAATGTTGTAAGTAATATTTACAGGCATACCACCTGACCCCATACCACCACCTAATCTATTGTTTGGCACGATTGTTCCTGTTTTGTTTGGTACAAATAATTCTGCACCAGCTTCACCAACTAAATAAGGTCTATTAGCTGTTACAGTGCCACCTCTTTCTGCACCTTTTACACCACCTAAACCACCAAGAAAAGAAGTAAAGCCACCTGTGATTTTATCTATGATTAATTTTTTTATTGCTATTCTTAATAACTCTTTAATAACAAAATTTGCGAAATCTTTGAAAGCAAATTTACCTGACATAAGACCATCAACTAAAGTATCTTCAAATTTTTTCATTGAAGAAACTATTGTGTCGCCAATCATAGTTCCTGTGGTTTTAAAGTCTTGTTTGAATTGATCTAGTGGTGCTTGTGCTTGTTGAGCCACTTCTGCTATTTTTTCTGCCAAACCACCAACTTTCTGTTTTGTTTTTTCAACCACATTTCCAACACCGCCATTTTCATTTCCCAAAGCTGTATTCATCATGCCTTTTAAAGATTCTAACTTTGTCTGTGTATCTGCAATAGTTTGACTAGGTACTATTTCTGCAAACATTCCTTTAAGTAATTTGCCTGTACTTTGGTTTATTTCTTCAAGTCTTGTTGAAAAATCATCAAAACTTCTACCAAATAATAATGCAAGAGCATTAAAAGTAAGACCTAGTCCATTAAAAGCCAAGCCTAATGTATTAACAGTAACTACTAATAATCTAAAAGTTCTTTGAAATTGCATTCTAAAATCATCAATAGACTGTAAAGCTATAATTACACCATCAATAATTGAAGTAGCTATATTTCTACCTAATTGAACTGCATTTATATCCTTAAGAGTTTCTTCAAAATTATCTGCAAGTTTGTCTAAAATTGGTAAAAATGCTGTTGTAATAGAATCTCTTATTACTCTAAAAGAAAAAGCTATTCTTGATAATCTATCGTTAAATTTTTCTGTTGCTGATATAGACCTTCCATCTAAAATATTTCCAAGTTCTTTTTGTTTTTGTATAAATATTGCAAAGGCTTGACCGCCCATCATTATTGTATTGGTGAGTTCTTGACCAGCTCTACCAAATAATTGAGCTAAATCTCTATTTCTCTGAAAGGCATCAGCATTTTCACTTAAGCCTGTCATAGTATCTAATAGTATTTCATTGAAACTTCTGGTGTTACCTTGTGCATCTAACAAAGCTACATTATTTCTATCAAAAATTTCTGTATAAGTTGCAAGACCTGTTCTTGCTTCACCAACCATTTTGGCAAATTTTTGTAGAGCTTTATTAGTGGTTTCAATCGAAGCGCCTGATTGAATAGCAGATAATTGAAAGGCTTGAATTAAATCAGTTGTTGCACCTGTCCGAGTAGCAATCTTGCCTATGACATCTAGAAAATCAAAAGATTTTTTAAATAAAAGAGTTAATGCACCAGCTACAGCACCAATACCAGCAGTAAGCATACCGAAGGCTTTTAATGCTTTTCCTACACTATTTTTTACAGCATTTAATCCTTGTTTTACAGTATTAAATACCTTTTGAGTTTTATTAACCGCAGAAATGACAATATTTAATTTACCTAAGTTACCCATTGTTTTCCATTTTACTATTCATTTCTTCTAAATATGCCAACCAATAAATAAACTCATCTACTGTCATGCTCTTTTGCAACTGTTCAACTGTTAAGCCAAGCCTGTCCGCAAGAGCAAACATAGCAAATAAATCAGGATTGGCTTTTACTTTTCCTGTGCTTCTTCAGATGTAACACTGCCTAAAATTTCAGATGCGACATTAGACAAAACTTCCACGTCAGCATTTCTCATAAATTTATCTTTATCAGCTAACGTGAAAAGTTTATTGCCTTCTGCATCAAGACTTTTGTCTATGATGGCATAAACCATAACTTCTAAATCACCACCATTTGCCATTCTATAGAGTTTTTTAGACTCTTGTAATGTTAATGGTTTTGTAAAAATTTCTAAAGGTTGATCCTCTGTTCCCCATTCTTTGACTTCAATCTTTTTTATTTCCTGACTGTCAAAGTGAGCAACGACATTATCTATCGCTTTAGTCATAATTAGTAAGTACCAATGGTTAATGCACCTGTTCCTTGAAATGCAATAGTCATTTCAACAAGTCCATCATGAGCCGCAGTTCTAGTAATATCTGTTACGATAGCACTACCTGACAATTTGTATGCACCACTTCCTGTTCCTTCAGGTGCTAAATTCAAAGTGAATGAAGAACCTATAGTCAAAGAAACCTGACCTGAAGTATCAGTATCGTCAAAAAATAAATCAACTGATCCTGAAAATTCAGTAAGAGTTGCTTCAAATGTCTTTGCCGAATCGCCCATAGAAGTTGATTCTGTAGTATCACCTGTTTGAGTGATACTGTAAGACCTAACTTCTGCTAAAGCATTACTGCCTGTCTGTACTACACCAGCTTTACCTGTGAATGTTGCCATTTTTAATCCTCTTTAGATTTTGTTTTAATTTTAGACTCTCCTTCAAGAGTCCACCCATTTCTTTTAAGATTTTCAACTTCTGAATCAAAAACAGTAATTTTGCTTTTGCCATCAGGTGAAACCATTACATTTTTATCCATAATAAAAACCTCTATAAAGCGACATCTGCTGTCGTTTCTGTAGTTTGATAATTAATATTATATACCATAGTCATAACAGCAATAGGTTGTTCGCCTTCGCCATTATAATTGATTTCTGTTGAGTCTAGGAAAGAATCTCTTGCTAGATCGTTATGACTTACGTCAGCACCCATAGCCGCTTCCACTTCTTTAGCAATCGTATCAATAGTATCATCATAATTACTATTTGCTTTTACATACGCTTCAACCACTAGAGATAGATTCCTTTGTAATGTTCTTGTTGAACCCATTTCTAGTAATTCTGAATCTTCAGATTTTGTATAAATAATTATTGCTGGTAGCTTAGAATCTTCTAAATTATAAACTCTGCTTTGAAAAACATTTGATCCTGTAGTGGTCAAACCTGTTAAGGTTGTACCTACTCTTTCTCTTATTTGTTGTCTGATGTGATTTGCCATTATTGTTCTTGTAATATCAAAGCTGTAATGCCTGTGTTATCAGGTTGCACATTTACAACAGAATAAGTTTTTGCACCTTTTAAAGTATTACCATCTAAATCAGTTTGTGCTGAAAAAGCTAAAGTATCGCCATGACTTGCAGAAGATACATCTTTGGTTTTGCAATATGCGACAGGTGTACTGCCCTCAACTCCTACAGTCAAACCATCAACCGAAAGATATTCATCTTCAAGGATAACCTTGATTGTTGATGCAGAACCGCCTGATGGAGTATATGTAGCAGACACACCATGCCCATAAGAATCATCAAAGTAGCCATCAAAATCAGCATCAAATTCTAAAGCCATTTATTTTCCCTTTCTCCTTTTGACTTTAACTTCTGATTTTTCTAAGCCTACACTTCTATCTTTTTTTTCAGATACTTTGCCTTCAGAAACTTCTGCTTTGCCATAGCTAATTAAATTATTAGCAGTATCGTTATCTAATTCGACAACATCACCAGCAGAAACTTTTTTACCATCAGCAACTGTATCTCTAAGAATCAAAACTTTCATTTTACTTTCCTTTTTTTTTGAAAGGGCAGTAGAGAAAACCCCTACTGCCTTTTCAGTTGTTAATACCATCTATTAACTTGCGTTACAGAATGAAACTGGATGACGTACCGCCACGTCTACACTCTGAAGCGCCACGATTCGTACTGTTCCAGAAGTAGAATTCGTAAACGGATCAACAGTTATATCTAAACCACCAAAGAACCCAATTAATAGGTCATTGAAGTTACCGAACACATAGTTGTTAGCAGTTAATTGATTAGAAACTACTACAGGATAACCATTTACTTGTCCATTTTCTGCAACAAATAAACCACTACCTGAATCTTTAGCAGTTGTTTTCAAAGTACCAAAGTTAGTAGGATTAATAATATAAGCTAAATCTCCTACTAAAGCATTATCAACAGCTACAGCAGTTTCAATAGAAACCATTTCTGCAAAAGTTGGTGCAGCAGCACTACTTAAAGAAACAGTATTTATTCCTGAAGTATTAGTAATACCTCTTGGATTTCCACTTGAACCACTACCTTCTAATGCACCATCATCAATTGCAATTGCCATTGATTTAGCTAAATCATCACGAATTAAGTTTTCAACATCTAAAGATGATTGAAGCATTAATTGACGAGTAACGTCTGTGTGTACGCCAACAGTTTTTGGAGTCATAGTAACAGAACCTATCACCATTTCAGATTCACCTGAAGCACCACCTTCTGAACTAATAAAAGCGGCAGAAGCGGCAGATGTTTTCTTAGGAATCTTAACATCGCCTGTCAAGCCATTTAGATTAGTAGCTAATGGCATTACAGCAGAAGCGTTTCTGAGAACGTCAATGAAACTTTCAGGCCTAAAGTCTTGTCCAATAAGACCAGCATCGTCAGATGCGTTTAAATCCCTAGTGTTCCAATTAGCCATAACTTCAGGTGGTAACATAATACCTTGTGCAGTTCTGCCATAGTGTTTTGATGCTTGTTCTGAACATTCAAATTCAAACTCTGCATCTCTTTGCGCTTTTCTATCAGAAGGATTTGCTAAAGCATTGATTGCCTTCATAAGTGAAAATTGTCGCACCTCTTTTTTTGTCATGCCAATATCAGCAGTTTCTAAAGGTTTATCAGTCGCTATTTGGTCTAATAAGATTCCTCTAAATTCTTCTACTGAGTTGCCATCTTGAATCGCCTTGTCAGCTAAATCCCTTCTGTTGTGTCTAACAGCTAAATCCATAATTTCTTTTGAATTTCTTACAAATTCAGCTTTAGCTTCAGCAACAGATTGTTCTCTAACTTCATCAAGGTTAATTTCATTTTTAACTTCTTCAGTCATTGTTTTTACCTTTATAGTAGATTGTTTATCTTGTGAACGACCTACTCCAACTTCAGATGAAGAATCTGCTGGTACAGAAACAACCGATACCTCTAAAGGTGTCGTTTGTACTCTGAACATAGGCTTTTCATCTTTGTTCCCTCTGACTCGTTCCATGCCATTTATTTTGTAGCCAACGCTGATATTTTGACGAATACCATCTTTGACATCTTGAAATATTTCTTCTGCAAGTTCACTTCGACCAAAGCGAACTATTGCCTTTGCACTTTTTGTTGCAGAATCAATTTCGTATCTTTCGACCACACCAATCTGTTTTGTCATGTCATGGTCTAAAAGTAAAGGACTTCTGCCACTACCAATAAAGCTAGTGTCAATGTCCTCTTCAGAGTGTGAGATTATCTCCATGCCAAAATCTCTTTCAACAGGTTCTTCGGAACTAACGCCGATTCTCACCCTTCTGTTTTCTTCATCGATATAAGATGCTCTTGTAAGGTCTAGTGTTCGATAGACAATATCGGACTTATCTAGTCTTTGTTCTTCATCTTTATCTTTTTCTTCATCGTGGTATGGTCGAGATTCCATCATTTCTTTGTCATCATCTTCCATACTTTCCATCATATCCCCATGTTTCGCAAACGATATAACATAAGTATCGTCTGTTTCTTCAACATTGAGAATATGTCTATCTTCTTTATATTCCATAGATTTATCCTCTTTGTTTTTGGTTGATAAAGGATGCCCTTCAGGAAGTAAGTCTTGATCGTGCTTACCACCCTGAAATCTTCCATTTCGCAAAGCGAAAAGAAAACTGTTTACTCGTGCATACGCCCATTGTTCAGCAGAACCAACATTTGGTCTGACCGATGCTGGATTGGTTTTATATGCACCTATACCTCTTTCAAATACTGCAAGAAGTGTTCTGTAAGTTGTTCTTTTAGTAGTTGCATTTCCTACTTCTTCATTATGTTCTTCTACTTTTTTTCTCAAGCCTTTTTCAACAGTATCAGATACTTGTCTGTCTTGTTGTGCTTGACTAGCTGAACCTGATTCTTTTTGTTCTACATATTTGATAGCTTCTAATATTACATCTTTCATACCTTGTTCACCAAGAGTTCCTATGACTCCCCATTTTGCCTGTGCAATAACTCCGCCTATATTTGATGGTCTTCCAGCTTTATCTCCTGACTTAAACTGTTTGCCATCTTCAAAATGTCTAGCCGCCCATGCTTCTCGTTCTTTAATCCATCTGATGACACCAGCAGTTTCTTCACCATCTCTTGCTTTAGTCCATAAATTAAATGCTTCGTTACCTCTAATATTGCCACCAGCTTTATAGATGTCAGGATCATTTTCTTTAACACCAGCAATAAATCCATAATCAAACTGCGGATAATTAGAGTTTCTCAAACTGATTTTTTTATCCTCACCTTTTGTTGGAAAATCAGTTGCCATCGCCACCCTCGCCACCCTGAATGTCAGCCTCAACAGGCATCTTCATTCCGAAAGGTTGAAATGCTGTTTTAACACCATATTGCTCTGCCAACTTCTGTTCTCTTTCATGTTGCTCAAACAACTCCTCAACATCTCTACCATAGTTTGCTTGAACATCTTGAAATGTTACTAGACCTGACTGCATACCACTTATAGAAGCCATCATTTCTTTTTGTGGATCAACCCACGAAAAACTTCTTGGTATAAAGTTTGCTGAATTAGCAAACTTATCGTATCTGCTCATTGGCAAAGGTTGGTTGGTACTTGGAGATGTTGAGATAGCACCACTTGATATTGACATCTCTAACCATTTTTCAAATACAGGTCTAACGAAATGGTCAATGGTAAATCTTTGGTACAGTCTGTACATTTCACGATCTTCTAATGCACCAGCCCTTAATGAACTGTAATTTACAGAACTAAGGTCATTGGTTAAAGCGTGATAAGAAATATTTAAACCTGATGCAATACTTCTTAAAACTTGTGTACTGAATGATTCAAAAGCTGATGTTGGATGGTCAGGATCAAAAGATTTGAAATCCATTCCTGCTGGTAGTTGTTCAAATGTTCCAGCTTCAGCGTTCATTATTGGTACATATTCTTCATCTTCGCCATCTCCTACATAGCCATCACCATCAGGAGAAACAAAGAAACCCATCTTACTTGCTGATACTCTTGCAGAAACTATTTCAGCTTCTAAATAACCATTCAATAATTTTATATTTGCCATAGCAGATGATGTAAATGGCACACCTCTATTTTGTTCAGGTCTATTTGGAATGTAAGCGTGGATTAATTCTTCTGCATTTACTCTAATATGTTTTTGTGTTGAATAGTATTGGTTATCAAATGGATGATTTTTAAAGAGATAATAAGCAACAGGTTTGTTACTTGCATTTAACTCAACGCCCATTTTTATTTTATTACCACCCTTTTCAGGATTGTCATTTTTAGTTTCGTCTAAATGATCTGCTTCTAAAAACTCTATCTGATAACCAAACTCTGAATCTCTTGACTTGACATGACGAACTAATACTTCGCCATCTCTTGCTAAAGATTCAATAAATAATTTTTGACAGTCTATAAATGTTAATCTGCCATTGGTTGTGCAGTTTCCTAAACGACACCATTGATGCCATTTTTCTTCAATGATTCTGTTAGCTATCAAATCCAAACTGCCATCATCATTTCTTGCTTTCATTGATAAACGAATACCGTTGTTGCCAACAACATTGGATTGCATAAGATTTAAATATCTTTGTACATAGCTGTCGTTTCTTGCTAAATCTCTTGATCTATCTCTTAGCAATCTGAGATTGGTTTTTATTTCTTCATCAGCAGATGTAGAAGTTTGTAAGAAATCAGAAAATAATCTGCTGGTACTTGCACCATTGTATTTTCTTAAATTAAGAGTTTTTCTTCTTTTCGGTTTTCTTGTAAATCTGTCGTACCAAGCCATTAGAATTTAACCTCTATTGTATTACCTGACCTTTGTTTGTTTTTGATTCTAGCCTTTTTTATTTCTTCTAAATATTCAGAATGATATCTATCTCTGAAAGTTAATAATTCATCTATCGACATTCTTGATAAAGAACGACCAGCTATTGAAAAAGAAGATTGATCTATTGATGCCCTGTTTTCTAAAACAGCTTCTATGTTATCTAAAACCTTTTTTGCATGACTTCTTAAATCAGCATTGGTATTAGCTAAATTTTTAACTACTGTGCTTCTGCCTGTATCAATTCTAATTCTTTGTGAATCCGATGTCCTAGTTATAAAAGCGTTCCAAATATAATCACCATCAGAATAACTAGCTGTAGTTGAAGATGCTACTTCAACAAAATAAGTATCATCAGCTTCGGTTGCTGTAATATCAAACTTGTGACTGCCACCACCGCCTGAATCTTCGTGGAATTCATAAGTAAGTGCATAAGCAGATGTGGGATATTCGTCAGCAATATCATCTCTACGCCACAATAATCTATCGCCTATAACAATAGTGTCAGGTTCTTGTGTTGGATAATTGATTCTGTCAAATGCGTTGGACATACTTTAAATACAAAAATTTCTTCTAAAAAAATAGAATTAAAAAGCATTTTATCATTAAAAGATAAATAAAATTAATTTAATTTATTTGCAAATAATAGTTGTAATTCTCTGAAAAATCATTAATATAATAATCATAATTTACAAAAAAGGAGAAAATTATGAAAACAGTTAAATCAAAAAGTTCAGTAAATTTGCACAAACCAATTGAAGTTCAATATAAAAATTGGACAATAAAAAAACCAAATGGTTTTGCTAAATATTGGACTGTTTACGATCAAGATAATGTACAACACAGTACACTTTACAGAGATATCAGAAGTATAGATGAAGCTATAGAATATATTGATGAAGAAACTTCAGATATTATTTCTTTTATAAATATGTCTACTTTCAAATAGCTAATCAATTCTCCCCCTAGAAGAAAGCCACCTACTCAGGTGGCTTTCTTCTAAAAAGATAGAATTAAAAAGCATTTTATCGTTAAAAGATAAATAAAATTAATTTAATTTATTTGCAAATAATAGTTGTAATTCTCTGAAAAATCATTAATATAATAATCATAATTTACAAAAAAGGAGAAAAAAACATGAAATCATCTTTAGAAATGAAAATAGGCAGAGACAAGGCTCAAACCTATGGAAAGACCACAGGTGGCTATACTCCTAAATTTGCAAAAATGTCTAAAAGACGTGGTAGCAAAGGTTCTAGGAGAGTAGCTAAACAAAACATAAGGAGAGAGTTATGTATCAAGTAAAAATAATTTATAAACAACGTGGTATTTGGAAAGATAGATATTATCAAGTCTTTAATAACCAAACTGGAGAAATTGTTAAAGACTATATACAAAAAAGAGTAGCTGATGCTGTAAGTGAAAATTTAAATCAAGCAATAAATTAATTCTCCCCTTAGAAGAAAGCCACCTACTCAGGTGGCTTTTTTTTACCAATCATTAACCCAAGTATTTCTTCTTCTACGATTGATTAGATTCTTTCTTTTCTCTTGTTTTGGTTGTGCTTCTTGCGATTCGCTTTTGGTTTTTATTTTATTTAGGTTTGGAGAAAGAATATAAAATCCAGCGAGAGCATAAACAAAATTATCTAGTGCTTCGTTTCTTTCTCTTGTCTGTTTCCATACTAATTTCTTTTGTCCACGATGAAACTTGATAATTCTTTTTTCTGCTGTCAGTTGTTTAAAATATTCTTCATCAACTGTGCTTGGGAAATGGATATATCCAGCTTGATCTTCTTCTGCAACATTCAACCAACTAAACAAAGTATCTTTGGCAGTATCAGTTCCGATGGGATAAAGACTTACTCTTTGTCTGCCTGATTGTGTTGGCCTATTAGCAATTGGTTTCCCACTTATGCTTTGACCTTTGATAGCAAATACCCTTCTGCCCTGTCTTGGTTTTACAAAACCATAAACGCTTTGAGTTGCATAACCTGAATCAATACAAGTAATTGCTATTTTTAATTTATGATTATTTTCTTTGGTGAATGATGATAATAAATATTCATCTAGTTCTTTCCATACTTCCAATTGGTTAGGATCGCCCCAAAAGATTTTGTATTCAATTACATAAACCTGATTATCTGCTGACCAACCGACAACTTGTGCTTCTAATCTATCTGACTGACAATCGACACCACAAGTCAAAACTAAAACATTTTCAGGTATAGTTTCATGGTCATAGTTTTCTCTACGATTCAATAAGCTATCGGATTCTATTTCTTCACCTTTTTCTGCAAAACATTCTCCTAATGATGTATTTACCCAAACTCGTAATTGTTCAGGATTATTCTTAGCAACTAAAAATGATTCTACAACTTCTTTCCAAGTTCGCCATGATGAATACAATTCATTTAAATGAAAACCAGCAACACTACTTTTGTTACCTTCTTGAATCCATTTGCCATTTTGCATCATGTAAGGTTTATCGGATTCATCAATAAGAACTCCACAACTCTTGCAAACATAATTTACATTTTTAAAATCTTCATCCCATTTGATGTTCGACCATTCTAAATGTTGATAGGTCTTACAATGTGGACAAGGCACATGATACTTTCTTTGGTCTGATGTATTCCAAGCATCTTGGATTCTGCTCATGCCATCTATGGTTGGTGTTGATGTCATTATGATTTTACGATTCCAAAAGGTTGAAGTTCTTTTTCTTGACAAATCTACAGCATCTCCCTCGGATGTGATTTGGTATCTATCAACCTCGTCAAGCAAAACAATCCTACATGGTCTTGATGATAATGATGCAGGTGAATTACTTCCTGAGATAACTACAAAACCACCACCAAATGATTTAGATAATATGGTATTGCCACTATCTCTACTTTTGGAATCTTTTACCTTACCTCGTAAAGCATCAGATGCGGTAATCATTTTAGATAATCTTTGTGTAGAAAAGGCTCTTGCCATTTCTAGTGTTGGCATTACTACCAACATTGGTGCTGGATCGTGAGCAATGTGATAGCCAAGTATGTTTAAAAGTATTTCTGTCTTGCCAACTTGAGCAGATGACATAATGACAATGGTTTCAATATCTCTGTCATTGAGTGTGTCCATGATGCCACGCTGATATTCAGCACGACTTGTTTTCCATTGACCAGCTTCTGCACTAGATTCAGAAGTTAGAACTCTGTGATTGTCTGCCCATTCAGAAACTTTAAGTTTCTTTGGTGGCCTGAACGTCTGTATCGACTGATTCCAAATTATTCTCAGAGTTTTTTGGAAGTCCTGTGTTTGCGAGTTCATTTAATGCTTCATGTACTTCGGTTGTAATTAAATCTTCTACTTCAGCATAGGATTTAAGGCCTAAAACCTGATGTGTGACTTTTGCTGGTATATTTAATAGTTTTGAACGACAATTTGCAATTAAGTTCTGCCAAGCATCAATGACATCATCAGAATGTACTAATTTACTTGATAATACAGCAACTTCTATCTCTTTATGATCTGCTTGATTCTTAGTCAGTCTTAATTTTTCTTCATTGATGTCATTTGGAACATCTTTAAGATGTAATCTTGCTCTTTCTCTTAGATATTGTATGTAAGCCTTACGACAAGCATCCATATCCATACCACCACGACCAATGCCCTTTGGTAATATGCCTTGTGATACGAGATTAGATACATATTGTTTGGTCAATCCTAAGTGTTCACCAACGTCTTTTTGATTAGCCATTTCTGCCACCAATGACTTGTTGTTGCTTCATTTGCTGTAAAAAATTTGTTGTTGGTATAGATTGTTGCTGTTGTGGTTGTGCCATAACTACATTTTAGCTAATTTTTTGCCTAATCTACGTCTTTTGTGCTTATTCATGCTTGAAGTCTTGAGTTTTCGCCTTCCAATGCTGGTTTTTTTGTATTTATGCTTAACTTCGTTGTAGTTTGTTTCTTTTTTAACTTTAGCCATTTTTTATCTTAAATAAACTCAATACTTGTAAGCTGTGACTAAAAAAATTATGCGCTTCGAATCACCA